ATGCGTATTGAAATCTGCATAGCCAAAGAAAAAATGACTAAAATGCCAACCGGTGCTGTGGATGCGTTAAAGGAAGAATTAACCCGACGCATCAGTAAACGTTATGACGATGTAGAGGTGATCGTAAAAGCTACCAGCAACGATGGCCTTTCTGTTACGCGCACCGCCGATAAAGATTCAGCTAAAACTTTTGTTCAGGAAACTCTGAAAGATACCTGGGAGTCTGCTGACGAGTGGTTTGTTCACTAATTAGCACGTAAAATCTGTAACGGCTGGAAATCATTCAATACTCGCACTATCGAAAGTTCACCATCCAACCGCAGCACGTTCTTGCTTAAGACGTGCTGCGGCATAATCCCAATGATTACTCCCTGACAGGGTTCGTAGGCCACTCAATATCAGGTGCAGTTGATGTATCAACACGGTTCAGCAACACCCGATACTTTTTCCAGGCTTCCAGCAATGAGGTTTCTTCCTCCGTTGCAATTTCCAGATCTGCAGCATCCTGAAGCGGCGCAATATGCTCACTGGCTACCTGCATCAGGTTGTTTTTTGTTTCTTCCGCCTCCCGGATCCGGAACAGTTTTTCTGCTTCCGTATCCTTCACCCAGGCTGTGCCGTTCCACTTCTGAAACTCCCCTTCCGGCGATAACCAGGTAACATTTTCCGGTAACGGACCGAGTTCAGAAATAAATAACTCGTCCCCTGACGCTACGTCATAAACCGTTTTACCCCGATGGTCTTCAACGAGATGCCACGATGCCTCATCACTGTTGAAAACAGCCACAAAGCCAGCAGGAATATCTGGTGGTGCAATATCGGTACTGTTTGCTGGCAGACCTGTATGAGGCGGAATATATGCGTCACCTTCACCAATAAATTCATTAGTTCCGGCCAGCAGATTATAAATTTTTATGGTCCGTGCTTGTTCACTCATTCTGAATGCCATTATGCAAGCCTCACAATATAGTTAAATGCGATGTTTTTGACGGTGTTTTCCGCGTTACCAGCAGCGTTAACGGTGATGGTGTGTCCATGTGAACCAATCGCAACGGAGTGCGTATGCGCACCAATACCTACAGTATGTGCATGTGCGCCAGAACTTGCTGCAGTACCAGACAGCGAGTGGGTATGAGCACCTGCTGACTGTGTCTGAATACGTTGATAATACGATCTACGGGAAGAAGTCCCCGGGCTTACTTGATACTGTGAATCCTGGACATAAGTGAACCCACCGCCATCATAAAATGCTAACGCAGAACCGCCGCCTCCTGGCCAACGAATACCATTACCATGAGTATGAACACCGGCAGACCCCGTAGAGCCACTCAGACTGTGCGTATGCGCCCCGGTGTTATTCGTGGATTTAGTGCCGTAATCAAACGACGATGTGGTTTTCGTCCCTAAATCCGTACTGGATGCGCTGGCGCTGTGGGTGTGCGATTTAATGCCGTCCTGTTCCTGAGACAATACGGCCCGGCCACTGGCGGGTTTGCCCTTGATTGTCCAGCCGCGCATATCTGGAATAACACCTGAAGGATAGGCAATAGCCAGTTTCGGATATGCTGCCTTATCAAACGTCTGCCCCTGCATGATTGCATAACCTGCAGGTGGTGTATCTGATGGCCACGGCAGCGGAACACCTGGCGGAAACGCTTCAATATTTGCCGAGCCGTCAAATTTTACGCCGTTAATTGTCCTTGCAGTTTGCAATTTGGTTGCTGTGCTTGCATTACCCGATAAAGATCCAGTGATACCACCACTCGCGTTTAATTTAGTTGCAATTGTAACATTGCCAGTATGGTTACTAATTATAAACGGCCTTAAGCTATTGTGCGTACCAAGACTGTTACCCGAATCTGTCAACATAAAATATGTGTTTGATCCATCATTTCGGATAAAGAATCCATAGTTGCCATAGGCAATACGCAGACCATTTGCTGACCTTGAAATAACCTCACCAGCAGCAGTTAAACCACCTGAAAGAGTCCCTCCAGTTAATGCCAATGCCCCAATATTTGAAGGGGTCAATGTGATATTTGCACTACCATCAAATGACACACCGTTAATCGTTCTGGCTGCCTGAAGTTTCGTGGCGGTCGCAGCATTACCTGTAGTGTTTTGATTACCGGTAGCGTTGACTCCAGGCAAGTTGATATCTGCCGATCCATCAAATGCCACGCCCCCAATCTTACGTGCTGTCTTGATCTTGGTCGCAGTATCTGCGTTTCCGGTCAAATTACCAGTAACACTACCACCAACTTTTAGTCCATTACCGATGGACACCAACCCTGATCTTAAGTTTATAGAGAATGGTCTTAATGAACCGATGTCTCCATTTTCCCCCTCCCCTTCATTAGTCGGAATAAGATGAAGATGATCTTCGGAACGCCTAAAAATAAGGCCAAAGGCTTGGTTGAATATTCGAAGAGCATTTATCGTGCTGATTTTTAACTGCCCTCCCATTGTGTCGCCAGTTTTTTGAACTGAACTATCTTTAACAGTTTTAACTGCCTTTGGCGTTGCCGCCAGCTTTTCACTGGTGCTGTTTGTTGCACTGCTGAGCTGTACTATCCCCTTTTTCGTCGTGCTCGCATCCTCCAGCGCTACGGCGGATGCAATATCCTCTGCCCGTTTTGCTGCTGTCTCGGCGCGCGTTGCCGCGGATTCAGCAGCAACTTTGCTCTGAGATGCAGCCGTCGCACTGCCTGCCGCCTCTGATGCTTTCGTTGTTGCTGTCGTGGCACTACCTTTCGCTGCTGACGCTTGTCTGGTCGCCTCATCTTTTGAAGCAGACGCAGATGATGCCGATGACGCCGCTGAACTGGCTGACGATGCGGCTGCCGCCTTAGAGGAAGCAGCATTGTCTGCTGAAGTCTTTGCATTTGTTTCAGAGGTTTTTGCTGCAGAAGCAGACCTCGCTGCTGCAGTGGCTTGCTCAGTGGCTTTGCCAGCCTTCGTTGTGGCTGTTGAAGCGGATGATGCGGCGCTTTCTGCCGATTTTCCGGCGGCGGTGGCACTGGCTGAGGCCTGCCCGGCACTTGTTGACGCGGCACTGGCAGATAATGCAGCCGCTGTTTTTGAACCTGCCGCAGCTGAGGCGCTCTGTCCCGCTGCTGTTTCAGAAGACTTAGCGTTCGTCTCGGACGTTTTTGCCGCCTTCGCGGAATTTCCTGCCGCCGTTGCCGAGGAAGCTGCACTACTGGCACTTGATGATGCATTCGTTTCTGAAGATTTCGCTGCCTCTTTTGAGGCCGCCGCACCCCGTGCCGAGGTGGCAGCTTCTGACGCCTTCGTGGTCGCTGTGGATGCAGAAGTGGCTGCCGATTTTTGTGATGCTGCGGCATTCGTTTCTGACGTTTTCGCGGCACTGGCGCTGGTAGCTGCCGCGCTTTTTGATGACTCTGCAGCAGCAGCACTTTTTGCTGCTTCACGGGCCTTTGTCGATGCCGTTCCTGCGCTGGAAGACGCTGACTGAGCCGACGACGCGGCCTGTCCGGCTGACGTGCTGGCGGCACGTGCTGAGGCTGCAGCATCGGTTGCATGAGTTGCCGCCTCGCTGGCTGATGCACTGGCATCGCTGGCTGATTTTTTCGCGGCTGCCGTATTCTGTGCAACCGCGGAGGCGTTACGTGACACCTCTTCCACCATCTGCTCAAAGCGGCGCAGTGCCTCCGGTCGGACATCATCCTCCGTCATGGCACCGAGAAAATCATTCAGCGTACCTGGTCTGGAACCTTCATAGACGGTAATGGTCCCGGCATGTGAAGGCGGAAAACCTTCAACCAGCAGGGTGACGCTGTACTGACCATGCTCAACATCCATGCTGTAACGTCCGGCTTCATCCGGATTTTCAGAGGCCACCGTGTTCACCACCACCGTGCTGCTGGTTCGTCTGGCCTTCAGCACAATGGTGCAGTTCTGTACTGGTTTTCCTGTGCCATCTTTAAGCACGCCAGAAATTTTTACTGTCATACTTTTCCACCAATAAAAAAAGCCCGCAGCAGTGACGCCACGGGCTTCAGGACAGTGTAACTTTACGTTTCCTCAAACGCAGTTCACCCCATAAGGTGGATGAACCTGCGTATCATAACAATATTTACAGAAGATAAATCGGCGTCTGTTGTCAGAAACGGTATCCGATACCAACAATAAATGCATCCGTTCGCCAGTCGCCACTACCGGAACCTTCATAAGCAAGGTCAATGGTCACGGATTCGGTCGGATTAAACTGCACGCCAGCCCCCCACGCCAGAGACGTGTTGCTGTGGCGACCGTCATCACTTCCGGTCAGCACATCGTGCGTTTTCCCCTTGTTGTCAGTTACGCGGAGATAATCCCCGGAGAAAGTCGACACACGGCTGTAAGCCACACCCACCATCGCATACGCGCTGAACCATTCATTCACGCGTACAGACGGCCCCGCCATCACGCTGAACCAGCGGTTACGCACGGAATCTTCATGCCAGCGGGTATCGCTGTAGCGCGTTTTTTGCTCATCCTCAGCATTGGCATAACTGAAGGACGTAATCAGCCCCAGCGCGTCCGTAAACTCATAACGGTATTTCACGTTAATCCCGTTCAGATCATCACTACCGGGAACGTTCGTCGAGGCATGGAGATACCCCGCGCTCAGCGTGGACTGATGTTCTGCTGCACTCGCTGGCGTAGCAGCGGCGACCTGCCAGACTACTGCGGACAAAATAACAGCACATAATTTACGCATAATTACCTCTCGCTTTTCTGCAATAAAAAAGGCGCCATTTCTGGCGCCCGTATCTGGGTTATAAAATTCAGCTAATCGTGATGCCTGCAGTGGCTTTCTTCATCACCACAACCAGCAAATCGCTGATACTTGCTGTGGGATACCAGTTATTTACCAGCCATGCTGACACCGAAAACTCCAGTGTCATGTGACCGTGACCGGCAGGCATATCAATAACACCACTGTAAATCAGCGTATTATCCAGCGCGGTACGGTTATAAATTTCAGCACCGTTTTTCCGCACTATCAGACGGCATGAGGAGTAAATATCAGTATGCTCTTTCTCATGTTTAGCGCCGCTGAATGCCACCGCCGGAATAACAATCTGCCGGTCAAACGGCTGATCGTCATAAACCCTGACGGTAATGGTTCCTGATGGCCACCGCTCCGGTGCACGGGAGTCCCGGGGGAAAGCTTTGCCCACTGTTTTAACGAGATCGCCTTCAATCTGGTTCGCGGACAATTTTCCCAGAACCCGACAGTTCTCGTTAATCGTGACGTTGTTGAGCGTCCCGGAGTTCGCATTCACGTTACCGCTGATATCGGCATTTTTCGCCGTCAGCCGCCCGTCCGGTGTCAGGGAAAATGCCGGAGGATTACCGCCGCTGGTAATGGTGGGAGCCGTCAGATATTTCAGGAACACTTCATTCATAAATATCTGATCGCCCTGACCAACAAACATCGGCTTTGTGTTGCCATTCGCAGGATTAATCATCGCAATCCTGTCTGCCGCCAGCAGCACCTGACTCTGCATTCCTGCTGGCGTATTCTCAATACCGGCACCGATACCCGCAATATAAAGGCGTCCGTCCTGCATCTGCTGCAGTTTCACGGCCCACATGCTGTTCAGGTTATTATTTGTATCAACCTGAACTTTCTGTATCTGCTGGATTGCCGCACTCTGATTTTCCAGTTTTTTATTGACGGTCTGCGTGATTTCATTGCTGACATTCGTAATGGACGTCCTGATTTCAGCCAGGTCCGGCGCAAGCTGACCGTTATCAATCTGCGTCCACAGCTCCTGGGCCAGATGTGTTTTCCCGATTTCTCCTTTGAAAAAATCCAGGTAACCTTCCGCATCATCGCTCGCCCGACCGACAGCCTCCACGAATGCCGATTTGCCAACAGTATTCACACTGCGGATATAAAAATAATAATCATGGCCCGGTTTGATATTGATACTGGCAGCTATCCAGTACAGCGCCGAGCCAAGATAGCGGGCTGCGGTTTCAACCTGCCTGATATCCGCAATCCGCTTTTCCGAGAACCAGAACTCAAACTGTACCGTCGGGTCATAAACGGCAAGATGCGGCGTGGCGGTTATCTGAAAATAGCCCGGCGTCAGCTCAATCCGCGACGGTGCTGCCGGTGCGGCAATCCGGAAGGTGGTGGTGGCAGGTTCACCCTGCTGGCCATAGCTGTTTATCGCCCGCACCGTCAGGGTGTATTCCCCGAGCGGCAGGCCGCTGAAACGGTGCTCCGTGTCTGCGGTGATGGCGGTGGTCACCAGTCTGGCATCCGTTCCCTTACCACTGGTCAGGCGCAGACTGAAGCGCACACCCTTCACCACCCGCGGCGTGTCCCATTTCGCCTGCGCCAGATACTGGCCGTCAGCTGCGCTCACCTCCACCGTCAGGTGCTGCACTGCCGGTGGGATGACGCTGTTCAGGGAACCTGACTGCGGCTCAAAGCGGGCACCGTTATCCACGATGGCTTCTTTTTCCGGTACGTGCTGCACCGCCGTGATGGCAAAGGTGCCGTCCGTGTTTTCCCGGACGGAGACACAGCGGAACAGGCGACGGCGCAGTGACGGCAGGGAGAGTCCCCACACCCCGTATGTCTCCACACCATCAGGCAGGGTACTGACCTGTATCCGGTCCGGCGCGGGGTGTTCGGTGATGTCCACACTCACTGGCTTACCGCTGCCGTTAATCAGGTTCACCGTGGCGGCACCGGTCTCCGGAAGTGTCACTTCACGGTCCAGCGTCAGGGTGCGGGTGGCAGCATCAATGGACAGGACACGTCCGCCGGTCAGGATCCCGGCATAGTCGTTATCACAGATTTCAATGATGTCACCGGGTGTGTGCCGCAGCCCCTGAGACCCGAGCGTGAAATCCACCGTCTGCGTTTCCAGCAGTTCGGTCTTTATCACCCACAGTCCGGCACGGTGGGCCTGACCGCGGCTGGTACAGCCGAACGCGTCCATCTTCAGCAGGTTGCGTCCGTAGCGCAGTATGGCTTCCGGGTCTTCCACCAGTTCCGTGGAGGTCTGCCAGCCGTTCTGCGGGTCGGTGTAATTCACCTCCACCGCCGTGTGCCGGTCCTTCAGGGCACTGAAGCTGTAGCGGAATCCCACGCCGTTATCATCCACCACCACATCGCTGTTGGTGTACGGCCACACCACATCCGACGGGCGGTCCTGAACGAACGTCAGCGTCTGACCGTTCCATACCGGCATACAGCGCATCGCAGAGCAGAAATCACTGAGAACGTCCCACGCCTTACGCTGTTGTGCCAGGTACGCATTAAAGGTCATCCGCGGCTCGGTCCCCCCGAAACCATCCGGGACCGTCTGATCGCAGTACTGCCCGATGGCATACAGCGCCCACTTGTCCACATCCGCCGCCCCCAGACGTTTTCCCATGCCGTAGCGCGGGTGAGTCAGCATGTCCCACAGGCACCAGGCCGGGTTGTTGCTGTATGCCGGTTTCAGACTGCCGTCCCAGATACCACTGTACGTGCGTTTTTCCGGGTCATAGTTTGACGGCACCTGGATGATACGACCGCGGATATGGTAGTTCACCGTCATCTGCTGGCCGCCGAACTGCTCCGCATCCACCTGCAGCCCCACAATGGCCGTGTTCGGGTAGCACTGTTTCACATCGATGATTTCGGTGTATGACGACCAGAGCGTCTTATTCTGCAGCTGGTCCGTGGTGCTGTCCGCCGTCTCCCGGACCATCCGGATGTTAAAGGGCCGGGGAGGCAGATTATCCAGAATCACCGAGGCCAGGAACTGTGAGGTGGTCTTGCCGTTAATGGTGACGTCCTTTTCTGTCACCCAGTTACCGTTACGCTGTAACTGAATCAGCAGGCGGACGGATGTCGGGTTACGGTCACCCTTTGACGTGGTCTGCACCAGTGACTGCACCCCGAAGGTAACCCGCAGGCGGTCAATGTTCGCGGACGTAATGGTGCGCGTCACCGGTTTTGCCTTCGTCACTTCCACGCCCAGTCCGGTTTCAGCTCCGGAGGACTCAAAGCCTTCCGGTGGTGTCTGCTCCTGCTCCCCGGCACGCCAGACCGCGGTCACACCGTGTATCACGGGATTACCGTCCGTGTCCGTCAGCGGGGTTTTGTTCACCAGAATACTCTGCAGTCCCTTCACCGGACCTTCTATCGGTCCCTCACCAATCGCATCAATCACACTCATCATCTGCGTGGATTTGAGATTATCCTTCGCCTCACGAGGCGTGTGTGCCTTACCGCCACCTTTTCCCATACAGCCTTCCCCTGAATAAATTAACCGCCACTTGCCATTCCGTACAGAAGTCGGATATCCTTCGCCCGAAAAGCATGAAACACATTTCTGCCATGCTAAAGAGAAACCCCGGTATCAGCAGATACCGGGGTTTTCTTTCATGCCCACCGATAATCCTGTTGGTTAAAACCGGTAATGGCATAAAAATTCTGAATATCTTCACATTTTCACACACTGACTGTGGCGCGTATAATTTCTCTGCGTTAATTTTTTTGTCGTGATATAAGAATAATTCCTTACACTTAATCTTCGTAACTCTCCCGCAGTTCCTGTCCGCGATCACTGCGGGATTTTTTTATTCTTTTTACCCCTGCCGCCCGATAACCACGACCTTTCCGCCCCCGCCTTCATCACGGGTGCTGATGTCCTGGGATATACGGCGGGAGCCAACCAGCATTTCCCCGTAAGGCACCGGCATCGGGTTCCCCTGGGCAATCATGTTATCCAGCGAGGAAAAGTACGTGTTCTGTCTGCCGTTATCCGTTGCGCGGTAATCCGGTGTTTTTGCCTTCGGGGCCAGCATCTGGGCCACTCCGCCCAGTATCATGCTGGCACCCAGTGAAAACAGCATCGTGGTGGCAGAAAAACCACCGGCACTCAGGGCTGTACCCCATAACGCCATCGAGCCTCCGGCCGTGAAGAAAGAGCCCACGATGGCTGCCGCCCCCAGCACAATCTGCAGTCCACCCTTTCCGGCCCCGGCCAGTCGCGGCACAATGTGGATGACCGTTCCCTCACCCAGCTGTTCGTGAAGACGGGCATACACCGCCTCCGGTGCCGTGTCATCACCGGCAATACGTATCTGGTACCAGCCTTCGTTCATCTGACGGCGAAAGCCCGGCATCTGCATCGACAGGGCGCGAATGGCTTCCGCTGCCGTGTTCACATACAGGCTGAGGCGGCGGCCAAATCGTTGCAAATCCCCGTGAAGGCAGATGCGTGCCAGTGGCGGTGACGCCAGACAGAATGCGTTCGTCGTTGCCATTTTTCGGAATACCTCTCCCGTTTACTCAGTTGTTCAGGCAGATGGTGAAGCAGCTCACCGTTGCCGCAGTAAATGGCGGCATGGTTCGGTACCGAAGCACCAAAGCAGCACAGCAGAATATCGCCCGCCTGTGCAGAGGACAGGGGCACCCGGTAAAAGCCGGTGACCGCCATATTGTCCAGGTAAAGGTTCTGACCGTGGCGCCACCAGTCATCCTCGCGATGAAAATCCGGCATTTCAGTCCCCGCCAGATGGTATGCATCCCGGAACAGGGTGTAACAGTCCGTCACCCCGTGCTCAAAGCGCCGTCCCGTCAGGTGCGGCACGCAGCGGAATTTGTGAATGTCACCCCGGCAGACCAGCCACCAGGGCAGTGCGCTTTTTATCTGCAGCCGCCGGTCAGCCTCGCTCAGCCAGGGCAGCCCACCGGGATGACTGTGGACCAGTGCCACAATCTCCCCCTGCATCTCTGCCCGCAGCCAGTCTTCCGGTGCGATACGAAAATACGCCTCCGGCTCTGCAGAAATATTCACACAAGGGATATACCACTCCCCCTCCGGCGTGCTTATCACGAAGCCGCACGACTCCGCAGGCGCACACCGCCGGGCATGCGCCAGAATCGCTGATTCAGTCTGTGTCATAAACCGGGATTTACTGCGAAAGTTTATTAATGGAAAGGAAACCGCCAAAATTGCCGACATTCCTGCGCAGTTCACACCCGCGCATGCACTTGCTGCATCTGTCCTTACGGATATCCGTGGTGGGGTTGTCGAACTCATCCGCCACCGCAGGACCGTTATACCCGCATTCATCTCCCCGGTAATCCCACATACAGGTGTTCGCCAGCATGATGCGACCGGGAAACAGCGCCCCGTCCGTCTCGGTCGGTGTAGCCAGCACAAACGAGGCCGTCATGGCTGTCAGCTGCGACATCTGCTCCACCACCCAGCGGTCACTCAGCTCCTGCTCCGGGTCCGCCTCCGGATTGCCCGCAACGAAATTCACCGCATCCAGAAAACGGGCATACACCCGGCGGCGGACCACCGTGGCCCCCACCAGACTCTGCAGGTCTTCCGCCATCCCGGTGACCAGACCGAACAGATTGGACACCGTCAGCGACGGTCTGGCACTGCTGCCCCGGCCGTTCATCTCAAAGCCGCTGCCGTCAATCGGGTATGCCTCATACTTACGCCCCTGCCAGGTGACCGGCTCCCCTTTTTCATTCAGCTCATTACAGAAAAAATACCGCTCACCACCCTGTACCGTCAGGTCGATTTCCCAGAGTACCACCCGCGGTGACTGCTCTGACTTAACCGACTCGTTCAGACTTTCTTCTCGAATATCCTGCATCAGTTCACCACCTGCTTAAACTCCGCGCTGAACTCAACGCGCAACATCCCGACCCGCGCAGACCACCCGGCACAGGTCACCTTTATCTGCCGGTATGCATAGGGTGGCTTCCACAAAAATGCCTTCCAGCCACCGTGCTCTGCCAGGAACGCTTCCAGATGCCGGGCCTCCTCCCGGGTCACGGAAAGCGTCACCCTGTATGTTTTCAGGTCAGCATTCAGCCCTGCCGCCATACGCTGTGAGTACCCGTCACCAAAACGCACTTCACGCACCGATGGCTGCGAGTTCACCTCCATATCCGGCTTCACTTTCCAGCGAAAGGTTTTCATCCACCGCTCCCTGATAACATACCGCCATCACGCAACTGCAGCCGGAGTTCATCCTGTGCCCCCTTGCGGGCCATCTCATACACCGCTTTCATCAGCTGCGGCCCTGCCCGCCCGTTGGGGCCGTCGTTCTGAATCACCACGTGATTGTTCTGATTAAAATTAATGCCTTCCGCCCGCCGCATCTGCGCCGGACTTCCGGCACCGCCGACATAACCACCTTCCGCATAGCCCCGCATCAGGCGGTACAGATTGCCGACACCAATCCGGCTGGTCGCCTCCTTCGTGAAGACAAACTCCCCGCGATGAACAATCCCCGCAGGTTCATATTTACCCCCCGTCCCCGTAAATCCCCCGGTCGCGAAATGGAAGTTCGCCGCCGCAGCCTGAATGGCTGTACCGCCTGACGCGGATGCGCCGCCACCAACAGCCCCGCCAATGGCGCTGCCGATACTCCCGACTATCCCCACCATCGCCTGCTTCAGAAAAATCTCTGTCAGCATGGACAGCACGGAACGGGTGAAACCACGCCAGTTCTGTTCGCTGCCGGTCAGCATCGCTGCCATATTCTGTGCAATACCGTCAAAGGTCTGCGTGGCCGCGTTTTTAACCTGCGAAAAACTGTCCTTCGCACTTTCCGCCCACTCGCCCCAGCCGGACTTCATCCCGGCCATCCAGCTTCCACGAAGCTGCTCCTCCGCAGACCAGGTGTTCTTCAGTGCAGATGTGGCCTTCGCCAGCGCAGCCGGATTATCACCGTACACCTCACGAAGGCGCTGCTCTTCCGACTCCCGCTGCGCCTGACGGTCAGTGAGGCCGCGGGCTTTTGCGCTGATTGCCGCCTGCTTCGCGCTCTGCTGCTGTTCAAACCGCGCCGCCTGCTGTGCCAGCTCATTCAGCCGTTTCTGGTGTTCAATCTTGTCGCCCAGCTCAGCAAGCTGGCGTTTGTACTCCAGCGTTTCTTTCTCATGGGCCAGCAGGGATTTTTCCTGCTCAGATAACTGCCGTTTCGTGGCGGCCTCTTTCAGGACCACATACTGATTTTCCGCTTCCCATAAATCCCGGCGCTGCTGGCTGATTTTCTCATTCACACCGCTGTGTTTTTCCAGCGTCCTGAGCTCGGTTTCAAGCGCCAGCATGGCTGCATGCGCCCGGTCTTCCTGGCGCTCACCGGCAGACACCTTCACACCTGACGGCTTTTTCAGCGTCGATTCATAATCCTTTTTTGCCGACGCCATCAGCGTGTTGTAATCCGCCTGCAGGATTTTTCCGTCTTTCAGGGCCTTATTCAGCTCTTTCTGACGGGCGGTATATTTATCCAGCGGCGTCTGCAGGCGCTCATACGCCTTCTGCGCCTCTCCGGTATACTTCAGCTGTGACGCCTCACGCTCAGCCCGGTCCCTTGCCGCCAGTTCACCGGCTTTTTCCATATCCGACTGCAGCGTGGCCGCTGCCAGACCCAGACGGGCATTTTCCCGGTCATCCCATGCCCCCTGAAGGTTCGCACGAAAAGAGGAGGTCTTTCCCCGGCGCTGGCTCCGGCTCTGGTACCACTGCCATTTTTTATCCGCCTCATCAAATGCCTTCTGCGCACTGGCGAGCATATCCGCTGAGGATTCAGGACGACCGATATCCAGAATGGCATCCCACATCGATTTGAATGCCTTCCCTGTTTTATCCGCCCAGGTCTCCAGTGTTCCCATGTTTTCTTTCAGGCGACGGGTCTGCTCATCAAAGCCTTTCGTGGCGATATCGTTCGCCGCCTGCAATGCCCCGGCCTCGTCTCCGGAACGCTGCAGCTGTGCAACATACGCAATCTGCTCTGCCGTCACGTTACGGAACTGGCGCGCCATCGCCATCAGTCCCGACGTCGGGTCAGTGGTCAGCTTCCCGAAGGCTTCAGCGACTTTATCCACCTCCACACCGGATGCAGACGCAAAACGCGCGACACTCTGGTTGATGGCATCAAACTGTTCACCACCACGCACACCGGCATTCACCAGGGCTGCCAGTGACTCTCTCGCCTGGTTAAACGTCAGCCCTGCTGCCTGCCCGGCTCTTGAGAGAGTCAGCATACGATCGGCAGTCAGTCCGGACTGATTACCGGAAAGAACCAGGGTTTTATTAAACGCTGAAAGCGTGGAATCTCCCTGGTACCAGGCGTACACCAGCGCACCTGTCGCCACCGCCAGCGAGGTGACCCCGACCATCGGCAGGGTGATCGCACCGGCAAGCCCCCTGAACATGGGGATCATCCCGCCGAAGGAGTCCTTCACCTGACCGCCCTGTTGCAGCAGGATCAGCCAGGGATTCTGACCACCTGCAAGCTGCGTGGCGATATCCGTAAACTGTGCGGGCAGGGTTCGCATGGCCGCTTTATACTGCCCGACGGAAATCCCGGCTTTTTGTGCAGCCAGCGCCTGGCGGCTCAGGCCCTGTTCAACAGCACTGGCGGTTTTTCTGGCGTCGGTATCCAGACCTGAAAAATGACGCCTTACCCGGCTCATCTGCTCATCGAAACGGACAGCATCCAGACTCAGGTCAATAACAAGATCACCAACCGGCTGGGACATATCTCACACCTCCCGGAATCCCCGCTGAAGCCATCATTAATGCGGCATCATCCACCATGACATCCGCCACATCCGCAGACGATAAAATATCGCGCCCTCCGTCCCCACCGAACCGGACGCCTCCGGCAAGTCCTGCCGCTTTCTGCATCAGCATTTTGTCCTCATCCGGCCTCTCCACCTGCTCTTCCTCATGCCGGGGGACAAGCAGACTGAAATCAGAGGGATGCATATCCGGATCGCAAAAAAACAGGCTGAGTACAGCGTACGTCAGCCCGGAAAAATGCATATCCAGCTGGGTATCCTGAAAATAATGCGTGCGGTAAAAACGGTGCCAGTCGGCATATTCGGTGGATGTCATCCCGGCAAGCATGGCGCGCCAGTCGGGTCTCCCCATCTCACGCGCCAGTCTGAGGGCAAAGTTCAGCTCGCCGTCGAAGACTTTCCCGCAGAAAAATAATCATCAGTCAGCGTGTTATTTTTCGCCACTTCAGTAATATCAGTATCCGGACGAACAGCTTCGATCATCCCGGACAGGCACAACACCACGTCTTCCGCCCGGGCAATGGCATCGGCAGGCCAGGTGGTGAGCACTTCCTGCTCTATCTTCATCACGGCCTCATTCATTGACGGTGACTGCGTTTTCTGTGGATGGTTATGCCACAGGGACATCGCCACCAGAAACGCGCCTGTTCTGACGAGATCTTCCACGCTTACCTGCAGGTTGCCGCAGGATTCTGCCTGTTCTGCACGCCGTTTCAGGAGAGCAAGATGCTCGATACGCTGCAGCGCAGACAATTCGGAAAGCGTGACAGACACACCGTTATATTCAAATTGTTCTGTTTTCAGAAACATGTATTACCTCCGTTTACCCTGCAGCGCCCGCTTCAGTAACGGTGACTTCAGCCACTGCGGCGAACTGACCATTTCCGCTCACCACAGGGATCTGCACCTTACCTGTCGCCACGCCGTTTACCGTAATTGTCATATCTTTCACACTAATGGTGGCTTTCGACGGATCGGCGGAAACCGCTCTGAACGTCTTGTCGGTTGCACTTTCCGGCTCAAAAGAAACCGTCAGGGTGGTTGTTTTCCCTTTTGCCACCGTACCGGATGTCGGCGTCACCTTAATCGCACTGACCGGCGTAATTTTGCTGCGTTCTTCCGCTACAGAAGGTTTACCCACGTTAGTGACTTTCACCGTGCGGGTGATCACTTCTTTCGCCGTCACGGCCTTACCGATACTGCTGACCCAGCCACGAAACACATCCACCGTGCCATTCGGAAAACGGATTTTATAGGCCCGGACATCGCCGCTTTCAAACCAGCCTATAAGCCCTTTCTGGCCTTCCTCTCCCGGTTTCCAGGCCAGCGTAAAACTGGTATCACCTGCAGATTTCTGCCCCTGACCGGTCGCGGTCCAGTCCGCGTCTTCATCATCCAGGTAGTTATCATCGTAGGATTCTGCCGTCATCTCGCCCGGCGTCAGATCCTTCACCTTAGCCAGTCGCTGCCAGTCATCGTCTGACAACGGGTTTGCATAAGCATCACCCTTGCCGTTGTAAACCCACAGAGTGGTACCGGCACCTTTTACCGGCTCAAGGGGATTTGGTGTTGCCATATCGTCCTCACATCTCGTATGTAATGGAATAAGTCAGATCTGCAGAACTCCATAACGCCATATCGTCATCACGACGATACTCATAGCCCTGCGTAACCATCGTGGTAATCAGTCCTGCCAGTGCCGGGATCGCAGTCATCGCCGGGTAAATCCGGCTTTCCATCCACTGATCAAGCTCTGAATCCGGTACCTGTGCCGGTAAAAACACCTCAATATGCAGCGTGGCCCGCCAGGTATCTGCATCCAGCTCTTCACCGGTATACTCTGCATCCGTCAGATAAACCGCGATCGCAGGAAAATCCTCTTCGTCAAAAACAACGGGGCGACCATCAAACAGCGTCGCCCCGTGTTCATGCTGCTCGAGTGCATCCAGCACTGCGGCACGAATGTCAGTGTGTTTCATCGTTTTATTGCAATCCTCAGTTGTTGTTTCAGCGCGTATGCCAGTTCTTTAGGCAGGCGTTCACGCCGGATACGGTCAACATTCTCATCAAATGCCTGTTTCAGTGGGGCCGCCATCGGGATTTTCACCACCTGAATGGGAAGGCGATTACGCTTTTTCCTTCCCTTGTCGTCATTGCCCTCCTCATATCTGGCCTGGGGAAGACGTTGCATAACATGCCAGCGCCCATTATTTAATCGCTGGATAAATGCCCGCTGATAACGATGCTGACCGGCTTTGAGTATGCTGTTCGGACGACGTCCCAGCATTCTGATCCCCAGCTTAATCACAGGGAGATCACCGCGGTTAACGATAATTCTGGCATTCGGATTTCTGACCGTCGCCCGTTTCAGTCTGGACCGTTCCTTTACCAGTTTCCGTCTCACCCTGGTTTCCCGGGCAACCTGTGACGAAGACTGATTAATCGCCGTTGTGGCCACGCGGTTAATCGTCATTGCTGAAGCCGCCGGAATGGCGTTTTTACGAACCCGGCTCAGATTATCAATCGCCTGATCAAGCCCTTTTATCGCCATAATTTCACCCTGCGTTTATCGTCGCCGGTTAACAGCGGGTGGTTGCCCACGGTTGAGCCAGAGATGACAGCTTCCACCATCATCCGGCGAAACCCGGTCTATCCAGAAGTTTTCCTCACCGATGGTCAGCGTGTCTCCACGCCGCAGTTGCCGCACATCATCAGTCCGGACAAACAGGGACGGGCTGGAGCCTTCAACGCGCACGCCCTGTCCGGCATAGCTGATATTTTCAGGGTCATCAAAAACACCACGTATTACTGCGCCGGACTGCTCACCGGATGTCATGGTGGCTGACGTTCCCATGTACCCGCGTATCGTTTCATCGGCGCGGGCAATGGCAGCATCGAACAGGTTATCGAAATCAGCCACAGCGCCTCCCGTTATTGCATTCTGGCCAGGCCGCGTTCTGTCATTTCGGCTGCCACACCGGCAGAGACACGGAACGCCGTTCCCGGCAGCACAAATGCCACAGTGTCATCCCGCGTGGCGTGAAGTGCATCAGTATGCAGCGTCACCAGTGCCACAACCGTGACCAGATCAGCCGTATCAGTCACGGTATCCGGCTGCGCTGATACAACCTCATTTTCATGTCCGGTCAGCGCATTTTCCGGGCTGATAGGGGTATCCTGATCGGCAGTGTCATCAAGCTCCTCTTCCAGCTCTGCCACACGGAGCGCCAGTTCTTCTTTCGTTCCCGTCAGGCTGACATCACGGTTCAGTTGCTCACCCAGCTCCTGAAGACGGGCAATCAGTTCATCTTTCGTCATGAACTCCTCCACAGAGAGAAAATGGCCCCGAAGGGCCACGATTACGCCAGTTGTACGGAAACGAACTCATCAGGGTCAGCCAGCAGCATCAGCGGTGCTGACTGAATCATGGTGAACTCACGCGCCGGATCGCCGGTGGTCACCCAGTTTTTCGGGTAACGGGCAGAGGCGTTAATGCCTTCGCGCTGTGCATCCGCATCCTGAATGCAGCCATAGGTGCGCAGACCGCGTGCATGAGTGTTACCCAGCACCATCGTGTTGTCCGGCAGGAAGTTCTTTTTGACGCCGTTTTCCACGTACTGTCCGGAATACACGACGATGGCCACATCGCCATACATTCCCTTATAAGACACCGCTTTGCCCAGGTCTTTTACCGCTGTCTCCAGTTCGGAATGAGAGCCGCGACGGGTATCCAGCTTCTCCCTGACGGCTTTGAAGGAACGGAACAGCGCCCAGCCTTTCGGGTCAAACACAATGATATTCACCACGCCGCTGGCGTTCAGCGCGTAGGCTTCGATATCGTCGGTCGGGTCATACGTGGACTTGTCACGCTTGCTCCACTCCGTGCCGCCGGACTGTGTGATGTTGTTCGCCGCACTGCGGCCCATATCCACCTCAACCGGATCAAAGGCTTCACCGGTCATGGTGTATTTGCCCTTAAGCACGGCAGAAACTGCCTGCATCTCTTCGACCTGGGCAATGGCCAGCTCTTCGTCACGCATGTTCTGCATGATGATGCGACGGCGGCGGTAAGCCGGGTCCGCCAGATTCTGCGGATCTTCATCCGGCAGGCGACGCAGGGTCATCTGCGGATTCACCTCATGCTTCGGCTTGACATATCCCGGCGTAAATTCAGAGGTGGAGCCGCCACGGGAACGGATAACCTCACCGGAAACAATCGGCGAAACGTACAGCGCCATGTTTACCAGTCCCGGAATTTGTGAGAGATAGACTTTCTCCGTGGTGAAGGGATAGCTCTCACGGAAAAAGAGACGCAGAAACAGCGGATCAAACTTAAATTTCTGCTCATTTGCCGCCAGCAGCTGGGCGGTTGTGTACATCGACATAAAAAAATCCCGTAAAAAAAAGCCGCACAGGCGGCCTTTAGTGATGAAGGGTAAGGTTAAACGATGCTGATTGCCGTTCCGGCAAACGCGGTCCGTTTTTTCGTCTCGTCGCTGGCAGCCTCCGGCCAGAGTACATCCTCATAACGGAACGTGCCGGACTTGTAGAACGTCAGCGTGGTGCTGGTCTGGTCAGCAGCAACCGCAAGAATGCCAACGGCAGCACCGTCGGTGGTGCCATCCCACGCAACCAGCTTACGGGTGGAGGTGTCCAGCATCAGCGGGGTCATTGCAGGCGCTTTCGCACTCAATCCGCCGGGCGCAGTTGCGGTATGAGCCGGGTCACTGTTGCCCAGCGGCTGGTAATGGGTAAAGGTTTCTTTGCTCGTCATAAACATCCCTTACACTGGTGTGTTCAGCAAATCGTTAACGGCATCAGATGCCGGGTTACCTGCAGCCAGCGGTGCCGGTGCCCCCTGCATCAGACGATCCAGCGCAGTGTCACTGCGCGCCTGTGCACTCTGTGGTGCAGCTGCCAGAATGCGGCGGGCCGTTTCCACGGTCATACCGGGGGTTTCTGCCAGCACGCGTGCCTGTTCTTCGCGTCCGTGAGCCTCCTCACAGTTGAGGATCCCCATAATGCGGCTGTTTTCTGCCGCAACCGCTGCGGTGATCTGCGCGTTCACGTCCGGCTGCGCCGCGCTGGCGTTCTCGCCCTCCGTCGCTGGCACCACGTCAGTAACGTCAGCCTGCGAAGCAGTGGCTGAAACAGTTGTTGATTGAGTCTCTTTGGTCATTCGCCCTCCTGAGAGACGGGATTTACGTGCATCCAGTGCATCACGCATAACGGTGATCGCATCGGTACTGTTAACAAGTTCATCAGCCAGTCCGGCATCAATGGCCTCCTGACCGCTGTACACTGCAGCCTCGGTATCCAGCACAGCCTGCACGGACAGGCCGGTATATGCCGACACCTTCTGCGCAAACATCTGGCGGGTTGCGTCCATCCGGGACTGCAGTGTCTCCCGGACGTCATCCGGAAGATGGCTGTAGGGATTGCCATCCACCTTATGGCTGCCGCTGTAAATCAGCGTGATTTCCACGCCCTGTTTCTCCAGCGCAGCACCGTAATTGCTGTGAGCCATCATGACGCCGATGGAGCCTGTCCGGGCGGTCTGCGTGACCAGACGCCGGGAGGCGGCGCTGGCAAGCAGCTGACCTGCACTGCAGTTCATGTCGTTGGCCAGCGCCCATACCGGTTTTATGTCTCGCACACGGGCGATGATGTCAGCACAGTCAAATGCTCCCGCCACCATTCCGCCTGGCGTGTCCATATCGAGCAGAATGCCGTCCACCATCGGATCGCTGGCAGCCTGTTGCAGACGGGCGATAATGCCGTTGTAACCGGTCATCCCCGAATACGGCTGTAGCGCCCGCGTCCGGCTGACCAGCGTGCCGGAAACCGGCAGCACGGCGATGCCGTTCATGACCTGATAACTGCGGGCCTGTCGTGGTCCGTCATCATCACCGGATAATGCCAGCGCCGCGGGTGCCTCCTGGGCAGTCAGGCTGTCACCGGACACCGCATCCGTCAGGCGGCTGATCCCAAGCTGGCCTGCAAGCGCACAAAAGAAAACCCGCGCATAGGCGGGTTCAAGCATCAGCGGCTCATTAAAGGCCATACTGGCAATATGCGGGAGATTACGCAGCTCTGCTGTCACTCTTCTCCTCCTCTGTTGATTGTCGCAGTCCGGATTCAAATGTCGCTGCCGCCCAGGCGGGCGGTTTAAGACCGGCTGCGCGGCGCTCCATCGTTTCACGGACCTGCTGGGCAAAAATTTCCTGATAATCGTCGCCGCGTTTTGCGCACTCTTTCTCGTAGGTACTCAGTCCGGCTTCTATCAGCATCACCGCTTCCTGTACTTCTTTCAGACCATCGATGGCCATACGACCGGAGCCTATCCAGTCGCAGTTCCCCCAGGCACTGCGGGCTTCCTGAAAACTGAAGCGCGCTTTTGAAGGTAACGTCACCACGCGGCGAACGATGGCCTCTTCCAGCCAGCACAGAAACATCTGGCTCGCCTGACGGGATGCGACGAATTTTCGCCGTCCCATAAAGTGCGCCCACGACTCGTTCGCGCTGGCCCGTGCCGTGGAGTAGCTCATCTGGGCGTAATTCCGGGAAAGCTGCTCATACGAGACACCCAGCCCGGCAGCGATATACCGCAACAGTGACTGCTCAAACACGGAGTAGCCGTTATCCGTGTCCTGAGCCGTCTGCAGGTTCAGTGAGTCCCCCGGCATCAGGTGCGGCACTTTTGCGCCTCCCAGACGGACCGGTGCTGCGGCGTAATACGCGGCAATTTCACCAATCCAGCCCGTCAGCCTTTCCCGCTGCTCCTGACTGTTCGCGCCCAGAATAAAATCCATCGCTGACTGCGTATCCAGCTCACTTTCAATGGTGGCGGCATACATCGCCTTCACAATGGCGCTCTGCAGCTGCGTGTTCTGCAGCGTGTCGAGCATCTTCATCTGCTCCATTACGCTGTAAAACACATTTGCACCGCGGGTCTGCCCGTCCTCCACGGGTTCAAAAACGTGAATGAACGAGGCGCGCCCGCCGGGTAATTCACGGGGTATCCATGTCCATTTCTGCGGCATCCAGCCAGGATACCCGTCCTCGCTGACGTAATATCCCAGCGCCGCACCGCTGTCATTAATCTGCACACCGGCACGGCAGTTCCGGCTGTCGCCGGTATTGTTCGGGTTGCTGATGCGCTTCGGGCTGACCATCCGGAACTGTGTCCGGAAAAGCCGCGACGGACTGGTATCCCAGGTGGCCTGAACGAACAGTTCACCGTTAAAGGCGTGCATGGCCACACCTTCCCGAATCATCATGGTAAACGTGCGTTTTCGCTCAACGTCAATGCAGCAGCAGTCATCCTCGGCAAACTCTTTCCATGCCGCTTCAACCTCGCGGGAAAAGGCACGGGCTTCTTCCTCCCCGATGCCCAGATAGCGCCAGCTTGGGCGATGACTGAGCCGGAAAAAAGACCCGACGATATGATCCTGATGCAACTGGATGGCGTTGGCGGCATAGCCGTTATTGCGTACCAGATCGTCTGCGCGGGCATTGCCACGGGTAAAGTTGGGCAGCAGGGCTGCATCCACACTTTCACCCGGTGGATTCCACGCCCGCAACTGCCCACCAAATCCGCTGCCACCGCCGTGATAACCGGCATATTCACGCAGCGATGTCATGCCGTCCGGCCCCAGAAGGGTGGGAATGGTGGACGTTTTCATACATAAAATCCTGCAGGTCCCCTGCGTCGCTGTGTCATGCCGGTCTGCACTTCCAGCTCCGCAATGTATTTTTTCAGGTCAGACACGGAAGTGGCCGTAAACTCCACTCGCCGTCCGTCTTTCTGTACCGTTGCCACCCGTTTTCCTGTCATCAGGTCATGCAGTGCCGCACGGGCAGCGGCAAGTTCTTCCTGTCGCGTCATTCATCCTCTCCGGATAAGGCACGGGCGTAATCTGCCAGTGTTTTCTTGTTGGTTGCTGCACCATCCTCTTCCTGCAGGCTCGCCAGCAGTGCACTGAGATCCAGCTGCCAGCGGGAAATACTGATGCGCAGCGCCGCCAGCGCATAAACGAAGCAGTCGAGCGCCTCATTGCGTCGCTTTTTGCTGTCCCACAGTATTTTTTTCCTGCCATCCACCCATTTTTCGACCTGCTCTTCAGCAGTCAGCTGCTGCGCTTCGGTCAGATCAAAAATATCCGGGTTATTCGGGAAGTGAACGGCACCGGGAAGCGGTTCATCCCCTTCCGGCGTCAGTGTGAAGCGGTTATAAATCTGCTCTTTCGCGGTATCCGTACCGATTTCGGTAAGGTAAACCCCGTTTTTGTTTCGTTTACGTGGCATGCTGGCCACCGGCTTTCCGTAGACGGATGCCCCTTTAATGGGGATCACCCGGAACAGCCCATGTTTTTTCGAGCGTTCATACACAATGGTCGGGTCAATCCCGCCAGTATCCCAGCAGATACGGGATATCGACATTTCTGCACCATTCCGGCGGGTATAGGTTTTATTGATGGCCTCATCCACACGCAGCAGCGTCTGTTCATCGTCGTGGCGGCCCATAATAATCTGCCGGTCAATCAGCCAGCTTTCCTCACCCGGCCCCCATCCCCATACGCGCATTTCGTAGCGGTCCAGCTGGGAGTCGATACCGGCGGTCAGGTAAGCCACACGGTCAGGAACGGGCGCTGAATAATGCTCTTTCCGCTCTGCCATCACTTCAGCATCCGGACGTTCGCCAATTTTCGCCTCCCACGTCTCACCGAGCGTGGTGTTTACGAAGGTTTTACGTTTTCCCGTATCCCCTTTCGTTTTCATCCAGTCTTTGACAATCTGCACCCAGGTGGTGAACGGGCTGTACGCTGTCCAGATGTGAAAGGTCACACTGTCAGGTGGCTCAATCTCTTCACCGGATGACGAAAACCAGAGAATGCCATCACGGGTCCAGATCCCGGTCTTTTCGCAGATATAACGGGCATCAGTAAAGTCCAGCTCCTGCTGGCGGATGACGCAGGCATTATGCTCGCAGAGATAAAACACGCTGGAGGGGTCATCCGGCGTCCATTTGAGGCCAAACGGCGTCTCTTTGTCGCCAAATTTAAGATACTGCTCCTCCCCGCAGTGCGGGCAGGCAACATGAAAACGCATAAAATGCGGGGATTCACTGGCTGCACGCTCAATCTGGCAGGTGCCTCTCACTTTGGGCGTGGAGCCACGGATGGACTTTGGCCAGACCGAGCCTTCAATACGTTTGTCGCCAAGGAACGTCGGAGAGCCTTCCTGTTCAATATCCTCATCAAAGGCAGCAAGTTCATCATAACCCGCCACATCCACCGACTTTTCACGGTAGTTTTTTGCCGCTTTACCGCCCAGGCACCAGAAGCCACGACCATTGGAAAAACGCTTCATGGTGAGCGTGTTATCCCGGTGCTTTTTGCCATACCACGGAGCCAGCGCCAGCAGCAACGGAATATCGCGGATGGTCGGCTCAACGTGGGTTTTCATAAAGTTCTCGGCATCACCATCCGTCGGCAACCAGATAAGGGTGTTGCGCTGCTTATGCTCTATGAAGTAGGCATAAACACCCAGCAGCATTTTGGAATAACCGACACGGGCAGACTTCACCACATTCACCTCACGGATGTAGTCGCTGCCCATCGCATTCATGATGGCCCGCTGAAAGGGCAGTGTTTCCCAGCGCCCTTCCTGGTATGCGGATTCTTTCGGGAGATAGTAACTGGCATCCGCCCATTCAACGGCAGTCTGTGGCTCCGGCCTGAACAGGGCTCGCAGCCCGGCGCGTACATCACGCCGCAGAATATCAATCTGACTGTTCGATATATTCACTCAGCAACCCCGGTATCAGTTCATCCAGCGCGGCTGCTTTGTTCATGGCTTTGATGATATCCCGTTTCAGGAAATCAACATGTCGGTTTTCCAGTTCCGGAAAACGCCGCTGTACCGAGAGAGGGATCCCGTCAAGAATACTGGCAATTTCACCTGCGATCCGTGACAGCACGAAAGTACAGAATGCGGTTTCCACCACCTCTGCGGAGTCTCTGGCATTCTTCAGCTCCTGTGCGTCGGCCTGCGCACGCGTAAGTCGATGGCGTTCGTACTCAATAGTCCCAGGCTGGAGATCTGCCTCACTGGCAGCCCTGTAATCCTCAACCTCTTTACGGAGTTTTTCATTTTCGATATCAGCTTCCCTCTGCGCATACCACTGAATTGCCATGGCGGTATCAAATACAGATTCAACGCCCTTACCACCTCCGGAGACGCAAGGGAGTCCCTGAGACTGCCAGCGTTCAATCGTTCGCGGATCCACGTTGAAAATTTCGGCAAGTTTCTTTTTATTAACCTTCATGAAACAGTCTCACAATAAATACAGGGGCCGACATGAAAGTGCCCGAAAATGACTTTTTTAGGCGTTTTCATGTCGGACCTTTTACGGATTCGATATTAGAAAAAACAAATAGTTATGTTCGAGAAGTACCGACATGATTTTCCCCGGAAAATTTTCATAAATAGCGAAAACCCGCGAGGTCGCCGCCCCGTAACCGGTCGGATCGCCGGAAAGGACCCACGAAATGATAATGATTATCATCTATATAAGGTTTATCACAACATGTGTGTACGCCATCAAACCACGAGAAATAATCAATTATGACGCAGGTATCGTATTAATTGATCTGCGTCAAATTAACGTAAAAGCAACTTCAGATAATACAAATCAGCAACACTGAATATGGGGAAACATTATGTCATCAAAGAACAGAACCCGCAGAACAACAACCCGCAACATCCGATTTCCAAACCAGATGATTGAACAAATTAACATCGCTCTTGATCTGAAAGGTTCAGGAAACTTTTCAGCGTGGGTTATTGAAGCCTGCAGAAGAAGGCTGTCAACAGAGAGTTCGGGTATGAATTACATAATTAAGTAACATGGTGTTCACAGAACACGCAGTTACCGGACACATCAGTTTTCCATTCGCTCCCCGGCAGTACAGGCTTCCCCTCTGACGGGATAGCCTGAAAAAATAACACAGAAAATTATTTGTTATAATTAATATAACTTACTCAAAAAAAAGCGACGAGAAAATCAGCATCAACGAACAATAAGCGCCAATACGTGATAACAAATGGCAGCCATATTTATCTGCAGTATAAGCAATGGACAGGATAACCACACCAGAAACCGTCAGCATAAAATCCATTTGAACTTCCCCGGACAAAATCGACTCATCTAAAGATTTACAGCTCTTTTTATTATCAATATGTTAAAAGTAAAATAAACAGATGTTCAATAACACGAATACAAAAACGTGCTGAAATTCAATGAATCCATTTCTGTGTCATCAATTAATAGTGATAAACATCCGGCTTCTTCCACCATCGCACCGGACAGGCGACTATGAGGGGACAACGCCGCGCTCCGTTAACGCGGTAAACCCCGGTGTGTATCGTTTTTGATTATCCCCGCACACTCGCGCAGAGGAGTCTCCCTGTCGGGCTGCGGTCTCTGTTAATGAGGGAATACAGCGACGATACGGCGCATCAACAAAACTTATTTCAGGCACTGAGTGCGGATATAGTCCTGTGCCCCTTCCAGTTGCTTGTGCATCGTCATCAGCCGCTCTCTGAGGGTGAAATAATCCCGTGTAACGGTGTCTGCCAGTTGGGGGCCGGTTGCATTATCCACGCCGGAGGTGGTGGGGGCTTCACGCACGGAGCCTGGACAGGTGGCGTTGATCCGCAGGCGCTTACGACCAGCGGCAACATCAGCGCGCAGAGTTTCATTTTCAGCTCTCGCATCGGATAATTCCCTCGAGTATTTTGCATCGAGCGCAGCAACATCGCGCTGGCGCACCTGCATATCAGTAATGGTTGCGTTCGCCAGCTTCAGTTCACTGGCTTTGTTATCGCGCTGCGCTTTGTAGGTAATCGCGTTATCACGGTAATGGTCTGTTGCCATCCACAGCGCACCACAGGCCACCAGCAGAATAACGATAAACGCGGAAAGCATTCGGTTTATGTTCACCCCAGCAACCCCGACGAAGACAACATCATCCAGGCCATGGAAAGAAAAAGAGCAACCAGCATTAGTGAAAATGAAATGCCGACAATTACACAGAGGATCTTCGCCAGCGTTATGAGTTTGTCTGACATGCTTAATCCTCCCTTCACGATTTCAACGCAATGACCAGTTTTGCCAGCCCATACAGCATCGGGGACACAGCAACACCGACCGCCACCCACTTAATGGCAAAAGCCAGTGCTCTGCTGATGTCATCAGTTACAGGCGCTTTCAGTTCAAGGCCATTTTTCATAGTCAACCTCAACAGAATTCGTTTATACTTCGCCATGTTCTCCCTTGCCTTACTCAAGGTCAGAAACACAAAACCCCGCTTGGTACCAACAAACGGGGTTTTTACTTTTATTCACTTACGTTTCGCCAGTTCGCAGGATTTCGTGTTATCCGCCCGCGTGGCCATACCTTATTTTTCAGCAAAATATTCTGCTTATCTGTCGATTCCCCAGCACGCCAGCGCGCTCTCCTGGTCACGACGGGATACCTGACCATAACAGTTATTTGAGCGGATACGGCAGTCTCTGCCACCGTCCTTAATCCACCAGCGAATCGCCTCACACGCTCCCCTGCGATCACCTGCATTAATTCGTTTATAAAACGTCGACGGGAAACACTTACCGGGACCAATGTTGTACGGACAGAATGACGCGATCCCCGCTTTCTGGGGTTCACTCAATGGCACTCTGATGTTTTTCTCCACCCATGCCAGCGCCTTATCACGCTCAATGGCGTTAACCCGGTCGCATTTTTCCTTCGACAACTTCATGCCCGGGACGACAGGTTTACTATCCACCAGGATGGCACCGCGGCAGATGGTCCAGATACCCGCGCCATCACGGTATGCCGTGGTGTGGTTACCTTCCTTTTCATCCAGAAACTGGTCGAGGATTTCAGGCGCAGGCGCACCTGCGGCAATCAGCGCCAGAACGGCAGCCGACAGGCCGTATTTGATTTTGGTGTTCATGGATATTTATCAGGGTTTATCGATTTCAAATCCCTGGATATGTTAAGTCTTCAGGCCAGCGGTGGAGTCTTCAGAGAACCAGTAATTATTCCCGGTAGTTTTCCTCTGTAGGTTATCAACACATCCTGCGCCTCTAAAATTACGGGGCGCTTTTCCGGCAACGGACCATCCCCTTCACATAACCCGGCAGCAACATCCATGAAAAACTGCTTCGCCTGCTTTTTCGCCTCAGCTTCGTAAAACTCCAGCGTGGCATCTTCAGTACGGTCAAGACTAATCGCCACATCTGGCAACAACAGTGACGGATACCCACCAATTTCCAGTGCCACAGTAACAGTAATCTTATCCGGGTAATTATTTATCCCTTTAACAACCAGTTCGTATTTTTTCTTCATCGCTTTACTCTCCCCGCGCCGCCTTACGCCGGTCCTCTCTGATTTTGAAATACAGGTTAGTCAGATATGTCAGCAGCCCAAACAGCAGACTCCCCAGCACGCCTATTGCCGCCCACTGAGACGGGGAAACCCTGTCCAGCAACTGCAGGAACCAGTAGCCCGTTCCCACCGCTGACGTGGTGTATGACACACCTGTTGTGATTTTTTCCATCTGGTACATACCCCGTCTCCCGTTATCCGGAAGCTGACAACAATAAAAAAAGCCACCAGTTAAGTACTGATGGCTCTGATAACTCATGCAGGCATCTCAGACGACCCACTGACACTACCGGTGAGTTTAACGATACCTTCCATTTGACTGGCTCACTTTTTATGATGATACCGGTGCATTTATCTCCAGCACCAGACTTTCTATCTCAACGCCATACGTTACATTTTTGGTAATATCCATCAGCGTCAGTGCATTTAGTCCCACTGCCAGACTGTCTTTTATGGCCTGGAATGCCGGGCCAGTACGATGACGTAGTACCAATCCGGCTCAGTTGCACCACTGACCACCACATCACCTTCTGCTGCAATCGCCTGCATCAGGGTATAAGGGGTTATGGCCACCGGACTACCAAACGGCTGCCAGCCCTCCTTCAGTTTTTGTGTCAGTCGTTTCGCAAGGTCTGACGGCGATACCGCCCTGACCACGTCATAGTGTTTAAATGCCATGAATCCTCCCGGCCGGGATAATATTGTGAGTAAAATAAGGAGCGGGCTGAAGTCCGGAAGTTACAGGACAATGGCAGAAGAGAGACGACAGCCCGCAATTCGAAAAAGACCGCGCAGTTGCGCAGAGTGATTACTATGGGGTATTATTCGCCAGCTGAAATATTACTTCACGTTTTATTGTTTATTCCTTGCCGCCCGCGTCTCCCAGCGCGGGCTTTTTTGCCCACAAGAAAACCCCTCCGGAGAGGGGCTAAAGCCGCGTATCTGTATCATCATGCACATGGTGCCGGGTGCCTCCCGGTGAGTTCAGCCCGGTGCCACTAAACCCGCGTCATTCTCGTTTTGATAATCAGAGATTATACCGTCACCAGTCGCCCCTCCGCTCAGGGGGATTCACCATGCGAAATTTTTTTAACAAATGCCCAGTCTGACAGGCAACTGTCAACTTACTGAATTGTGAGCAACATAGCATTTAACGGGGAACCTGTTTTCTGCAGTAAAAAGGCCCACCGGAGCGGATGGGCCTGGAAGGATAGCGGTCATGTGATGCCGGTTTCCCGGTAACTCAGCACCGGTATCTGAGTCAACGTTTTCTCTACTGGGTCATTTCCGATACGCCCTGCCTGCTGACAGGCTTTCATCACATCTGAAAATATAGCACCCTGACTGATACTGTAGTACCTAAGGTTCCAGAAACTGTGATGTATCCGGCACAGAAAAGCCCCTCCGGAGAGGGGCTGGAGAGTGGCGCTATGTGCCATTGCATGGTGCCGGGTGCCTCCCGGTGAATTCAGTACCAGCACCTGAATCCGCGATTATCCCATATACCTACTCGCTGATTGCCCCTCCGCACAGGGGGATTCACCATGCCAGTTTCTTTTAACAAACTCCCCGCAAACCAGACAACAGTCAACCGCCTGAATTGTGAGACATTTAAAAAAAAGCCCGCAAAAGCGAGCCAGGGAAAATAAGTGTGGCGCGTTGTACTGGATTCGAACCAGTGACCGATTGCTTAGAAGGCAATTGCTCTGTCCGGCTGAGCTAACAACGCAGGATACAGATAATGGACCGCCTTCGGGGACCCGAACTCCGCGCAACCAGCTTCGAAGGCTGGCGCTCTTTCCTGATGAGCTAATGGCGGTATGTGATGGTGGCCCTTGCTGGATTTGAACCAGCGACCTGGCGATTATGAGTCGCTCGCTCTCACCACTGAGCTAAAGGGCCGGGAGCAGAATAATAATGGTGCGTAATTAATTCTGCAATCTCATCCGTTTCAAACGATTAAATCCTGAACTTCCCTGACTGTCTGCTCAAAACGTCCGGTCTCCAGCTCAACACCAATCGCACGACGCCCCAGTGCCATCGCCGCTTTTACCGTTGAACCCGACCCCATGAAAAAATCCGCAACCAGATCACCAGGACGGCTACTTGCGCTGATTATCTGCTGCAGCATTTCTGCCGGTTTTCGCACGGATGTTTCCCGGGATAGAACTGCACCGGTTTATGCGTCCACACATCGGTATACGGCACCTGCACCGTCACGCCAAAATACCGCCGCAGATGTTTATATTCACTCAGCAGCTCCGCATACTGCCGGTTCAGTGAGGTATACGTATCCACCAGCTGGTGGTGGAGCTTTTCCAGTTCACCACGCCGATGCTTCTCTTCTGCCACCCGGGCAAACAGCGCCTGTAATTTCAGATAATCGCTTTCATTCGGTAGCTGCCACTGACTGGCACTGAACCAGTGCGACACCATGTTTTTCTTTCCTGTGGCATCTGCAATCTGTTTTGCCGTTATCCCCAGGGCCGCGCGCGCATCACGAAAGTAAGAAATCAGCGGGGCCATCACATGCTGTTTCAGTGCACTGCCCTTCGCCGCATACCCGGCATCTTTCGGACGATACGGCCCCTGATAATGTTCCGCGAACAGAATGCGCTCTGTGGCGGGGAAATACGCCCGCAGGCTTTCCTTGTTGCATCCGTTCCAGCGTCCGGACGGCTTCGCCCAGATAATATGGTTCAGCACACTGAAGCGTTCACGCATCATGATTTCGATATCAGATGCCAGGCGATGACCACAGAACAGGTAAAGACTTCCGGCAGGTTTCAGCACCCGCCAGAACTGCGCCAGACACTGGTCCAGCCACTTCAGGTAATCATCGTCGCCCTTCCACTGGTTATCCCAGCCCTCAGGCTTCACTTTAAAGTACGGCGGGTCCGTGACTATCAGGTCAACAGAATTTTCGGGTAACGACCGGATAAATTCCAGGCAGTCGGCGTTGATTAACTCACAACTGGATATTTTTACAGTATTAAGCATGGATCATTAAGCCTGTCTCTGATAGGCTCATTCTGCTTTTGCGCAAAGCAGTGGGCCTGAGGTTTGCTTGTGATCCGGACGCATGAGCAGATGGCTGGTGGGTGCCCCTAACACCCACCAGCCGCCCATTTACCACAAATAAAAAAGCCTTCACTGCGGAAGGCGTCTGTAACAACCGAACTGATAGTCTGCCAGACCCGCCATAACCAGCTGAGTCAGTATTAACTGGCAGCGTTCGCGTGAAAGGTAAGTATTCTGCGCTATCTCCCCGACTGTCGCCGGGTCGGTAACGCTTAATTCATTAAACACCACTCTGGCGGTTTCTGTCATATCCTGCTGTTTTAGCATGTCTTTTCCTTTTCCGGTTAACGTGACACACCAATAACTCTTGTCGAAAAAGCCAGCAAGCTGAAAGACAGGTATTCACCGCCACCAGCGCGTTTACTGTACTGACGCGATTTCAGTCATAAAAAACCCGCCAGGCGGCGGGGTGTAAAAAATCTTCTAACGTCAGGCATAAAACGCCCATCGTTAGAGCAAATTTACCACAGATTCGGGAAAAATCAACAACACTATCGCGTTACCCTCTTTAACTGCCGCTCCGCCCATGCCTCTTCAATGTCAAACCGAACCACCAACGTATCGTAAAAGCGTTTCACTGATTTTTTCCACGTATCAAGCGTGATAGCACTCGTCACTTTGCATATGGCATTAAATGCCTCCGTTGATGGCAGCCTTTCACAGCCACGACCACCACAACGCTGGCAATCTCTGATAACAGGCATACCACGTTTTACCGACTCTTCACGATGAATGGCGACACCACGCCCACGGCAATCCTTACAGGCGGTGGAAACCTCACCCTTTCCGCCACACTCCGGACAGGCAACTTTTACCACCTCCCTGACTTTTTTCCATTCTTCCCAGTAAGACGGATACACGCCTTTTGTGCACTTTGCCCACACTGGTGGCTTACCATCCGGATACTGGATCTTGTTTGTAAAAACCTCGCTTTCAATAAATTTTTTTCCGTGACAGCAAGGGCACTGTTTTTTGCTCGCCGCGCTACGGGCATAATCTTCAAACGCATACGAAGCCATAATGCGCATCACTACCGGTTTTATTTCTGCCGGAAGTTTTCTCAACGCCGCCACACGATCGCACCGACTGAGTGCATAATCTGCCAGTAATTCTGTTGCCCGCGCCCTGTCATTCATACTGATGCCCATTTTCCCCAGGAACGCAGAAAACCCCATCTCAGCCCGATTCTGTGTCATGCCCTGCGCGGCCATCACATCAGTGATACTCAGCGCATCTTTTGACGTTGAGGCCGATGCATCGGTCAGGCCAGGGGATTTTGGGGAGTAGTATTTCGGTAAATCTTCCAGTTTCATTTTTTGACCTGCTCTTCATGCATTATGGGGTAAATCTTCACCCCCATACGTCCACCAGATACTGGCTGACCACGAACGATATTGATTTCATCAAACTGCTCATCGTCCATTAACACTCCCGCATGCGTCAGCGCATCCAGCGGTGCTTTCAGGATATTGTCCAGGTCGCGACGACGCTTATCCGGTGGCTCTGCAATCACCTTTATCGCCAGCCTTCCGGACAGGCTTAATTTCAGCCGCTGCTGGCGAACAATAAGCGCCACAGCCCGGCGATAACGCTTTCCCTCCTCCGAGATAAAATATGTGCTGCCACGGCGTCGCCAGTAAGTGTTCACCGTCGGCGGGTAAGGTAAAACCAAATCTATGAGCATCAGTCACCTCTTTTACCCAAGCACGCCAGTTGCAAAGGCGTGATCAAGAAAACGAAAAATTAAATCAACCTGAGAACCATGCTTTTCTTCGAACGCCAGAGGATCCGCATGAAGCTCGTTGTGATGCTCCCGACACAGCGGTAGCGTGAAAATATCGTGAGATTTTGTCCCCATTCCGCCCTGACCATGACCAATCAGGTGATGGGGATCGTCGGCTGGCTTACCACAACATGCACACGGCTGCGTCTTAACCCAGCGCGTGTACTTTTCATTAACCCAGCGACGACGTTTTGGGCGTAACATAAAAGACTCCGGCGACTCCGGATCCACTTTCAGCGCCAGCACCTTTTTCGCCTTATCCTGGATGATGCTGGTGGCAGTAACCGAAGGCACAAGGTCACTTTCCCGGGTGACAGACGGCACAACAGGCTTCGGTAATCTCAGTGCCTTACGGGCTGCACTTTCCGGTAAGGCATCCGCCAGGTCATTACGAATCAGCCACCAGCACAGTTCCGGCATTGTCACAACGTGACTGTCATCAAAACCAAGATCACGGCGCACAACAGACAACACCCAGCGGGCACAGTTATCCGTTGCCATTGCTTCCAGCCGTTCCGTGAACTGGTCACGGAGAAGATTGTCACAGTGCCAGCACAGACGGATTGCGCCTGGCGCGTGCCGCATTGTGGTCATGTTCTCGCTGTGCCAGTCGGAATGAGGCCACTGACAGCCTTTTTCACGAAGTAACCAGCTCTCAAGGCATTCCACGCCACCAGCACGACGGATCACCGCCTCATGGCGGAACACGGCCCGAACGGCAGGATCATCCGCCAGCGGTTGTGATGCTGCCGGAACGGCACCGCTGGCGAAAGATGAATAACGTTCCGGCTCAGGCTCCAGCAGGACACGCCCCTGCATAAACAGGGGCATCAGCTCTGAACCGGGCCTGAACAATACAATCCCCATACGCGGGGCAATTTCAGGGGTCAGCAGTGCTCTCACGGTCACCTCAGCGAACGGTATTGCATGAACGCAGGAGAAAAAAATTCAGCCATCACGCAGTAAACTCCTTCACCAGCGTTTCAAACTGGCTTACCTGTCCTTCCAGTTCCGCCACGCAATCCACCAGCTCATCCACCGCCTTTTGTGTGCGGTGTTTTGCCTGCAGCAGATCACGAAGCGCCGGAGTAAGCTGCTTGCGGAGCGTATCTTTTTTCACGCTCGTTTTTTTCATCTGTTCAGCACAACGAAGCATCTCCTGCGCCTGCCGACGAAGTTGTTCCGGTGAAACAGTGATTGTTCTGTTGTTCAAAATAAACGCTCCGTTTTACTGCCCGACATGCGGTTATTGCTGTATCTGCGCGGATTGCCCGGCGTCATGGGTGTGGAAAGAACCCGGGCACTCTCCTGGTCCACAGGCAGAAAATGTCCGTTATGAAAACGCCGGTAAATGGTCCCGAGCGTGCCATTACGCTGTTTCGTGATGTTGATTTCTGCTATGCCTCTGGCCTGAGTTTCCGGGTTGTATACCTCATCCCTGTAAAGCATCAGAATGATGTCGGCATCCGCCTCGATTTCCCCGGAGTTTTTCAGGTCCGAGTTCATTGGGCGTTTATTGGGTCTGGATTCCACGCCGCGGGAGAGCTGGCTCAGAGCAATCAGCGGAAAACCGCCGGATTTTGCCAGGCTTTTAAGTCCCTTTGAGATTTCCCCCACCGCAAGGTCGTGACGCCCCGTGCTGCGGGTTTTAATCAGGCCGAGGTAATCGACCACCACCAGCGCCGTTTCCGGGTGTTTCATCCGGTGGTGCTTCGTGGTTGCACATATCTCATCAATGGTCAGGTTTGCCTGGTCCACCATCCAGATATTACGCCCCGTCATTCGTCCCACGCCCTGCGAGAAACGCGCCCAGTCTTCATCTTCAAAACGGGCAACAGACTTAAGACGGGATACCGGCATTCCACCGGCAGCAGACACCATACGTTCACCAATCTGGATGTTCGCCATCTCCATGGTGAACAGAAGCACGCCATGCCCCTGCTCAGTCACCTTGTCGATGATGTCCAGCGCAAGTTCGGTTTTCCCCATCGAAGGACGGGCGGCAATGAATACCAGGTCTCCGGGCTCCATACCGCCCGTTTTTGCGTCCAGTTCATCAATACCGGTCATCAGCGCCCTGGATTTCTCCAGTCCCTGATTGCGGCATTCAACACGGTCGACCACTTCCGGAAGGACATCATCAATGTGAACCGGCTGAATGACGCCCTTTCCGGTCGACAGTGAGGCCATCATGTTCTGCACATCCTTCAGGGCATCCTCGGCTGCTTCACAGGTATACGCATCACGTAAATTCTGTAATGCTTCAGTCAGTGTTTTTTCTGCATCGCGCAGTGCGGCATTGCGCCGCAACGCTGCGACATAGTGCTCCAGTGAAGACTTCACCCAGGTTTTGCGTCCGGTGTCGGTAATCACCGGGGCAAGTTCCGGCATCTCATTGCACAGCAGTACGGGGTCAATGACGCCGGATATGCGAGCCTGTCTGCAAATCCCCGCGTAAATATCCCGGTACTGACGCACAAAAAATACATCCGCCGGAAGTGTGGCCAGAATATCCATCACTTCCGGATCGGCCCCACGCAGAAAAAACGCACCGATGACAGCGCCTTCCAGGTCATCGTTACGCCATGCCGGGGTGTTCTGGCTGGTCATGCGGCAACACCTCCGATACGAGAACGGTAGCTGGGCCAGTTAAACGACAACCAGTTGCGCCCGCCATCGGTGATCCTGTCGGCAATCCGGGGACTGATGAACGCCCACAATTCTTCCGGTGAAAGATTGCTGATCAAGATAGTTGGCAAAATACCCTCATACCGGGCATTGATAATTTCCTGCAAAATGGCCATTTCAGCCGCACTGCCAAACTGAACGCCGACTTCGTCGACAATCAGCAAATCCAGTGACGCATAATGCTCAATGACGTCATCCGCTGTTTTTTCACTGTCATTCCGCCAGCAGTTTTTCACAGCCCGGGTAAGGCGCATCACGTCGGTGATCTCCACACTGGCCAGATAGTTACGGATGATGTGTTTTGCCATTGATACCGCCAGATGATTTTTCCCGGTACCGCAACTGCCGGTCATAACAAGACTGGTACCGTTCTCCAGCATATCTGGCCAGTTCTCCGCATAGCGGCGACAGGCCGCAAGATTTCTGGCTGCGTCAGGATTAACCTCCAGATAATTATCAAACTCGCAGTCCCGAAAACGCAGAGCAATTCCGGCGTTATCAGTCAGTTCTTCCGCCTTGAGGGACGACAGTTCCATGGTCAAATCACTGGCCTCAGCGATCAAGCAGTCAGGGCAGCATGAAATTTTTTCTCTGTCCTCGCCATTACGATCGATCCACACCAGTATATGCGTACGATATTTACCGTGTTTTTCGCAATATCCGCGACCTTCACGCATCAGGCAGGAACGATAAGGCCATGGCTTTTCGCCCTTCTGAGCAAATGCAATCTCTGCCCGTAACTCATCCATTTCTGCCCGTAACTCATCCATTCGCGCCTGTAGTCTTGTTTGTTTCTCACGTTGGTCAATCGTCATCATCGCTGTCACCTCAGAATGTCAATTTGTTACTGGATTTACCGAATTTGTCAGACATGGCTCCCAGGCCAGCCAGGACATCGACCTGTCGCTGTCGCCCACCTCCGTGAGCGGCTGGCTGTTGCCAGTAATCTTCGAAGTGACGATCGGGTCCAAAGAACGTCGCAGCCTGCTTCACGAACTGTGTGCCGGTATTTCCTGTAGCACGTACCCAGGCGGCATACCGCTTCACGCCATCAAGCATGGTCTCCGGTTTTATTCCCTCCCTGATACGGGCTTTCCAGGCTTTGAAGGCCGCTGACTTGGAATTGCCACCAGCACGTTTGGGATATTCCTGCCAGGCCTGTTCAAATTCCGGTGAATATTCCTGTCGGGCAGAACGCGCAGACGCGTCAGCGGATGCATCAATAGTGTTTTTAGTCTCCGTTGTAATCTCTGTAGTAATCTCTGTATTTGTATCAACATTCGGCGTATCCCCTGTTCCGTTATGACGTCGGGGGGTGTTCCGTTTTAACGTAATAGCTGTATCGCTGATTGCATTATTGCTGTTACTTTCTGGCGAAACAGAAGAAGGTGTGGTGATGACCGCAATTGCCTGTGGGTTGATCCCGACAAACAAAATATTGCTGCATTTCACCCCATCGAGCATTTCCACCGTGCGTAAATCCAGAGTAATAAACCCTGCATCGCGCAGACGCTTCAGCGCATCTGCGGTTTCCCTTTTCCCGAAACCAAACTGCTCAGCAAACGCCTGGTAGCTTCTTTGCAGTTTGTCGCCCTGAAAACGCTTGCGATATCCCAGCAACGCTCCGGTGTGCTCATCCCTGACCTCTGTCGGGCGGTACCAGTAAACGATCTCTGAAAGCAGAGCGATAGCCGTCGCATCCGGACGCCCACTGGGTAGTCGAATATATTTCCACCAGTTCGCAGGTGTAACATTGCCGGAAATATTAATTTGACCAATAGCCATAACTTCCGGTGTGGGGGCGTAACGGCTCATACAACCTCCTTCCGCGGCATGAGAATTGTGTAGCCACGCGCAGGTTGTAGTCTGGCTTTTGCATCAATAGTAAGCGTTGCAATTTTTCGGATATGAAGATAACCAGCTCTTTCCAGTGCCAGGGTTTCCCTGAATATCGCTTGCTTAGAACAACAGCAGAAATCAGCAAGCACCTGATGATCAATAACTCTCTCGCCTTCACCGTCTGAAGAACCCGACATCAAAACACGCAACATAATTAGGCGCTGAATCGGGTTATCGAAAGCACATCCGCACACAAACTGAAAACAGTTCACGCCACACCTCCCAGACGCTTAAACATTTTTCCAGACAGAAATACCGCCAGAGGGTAACTGATGGTGTAGCTACGCCCCTGTAGTTCGCACACGACTTTCTGGCTTTCAGCGTTGACTAGGCAAACCCGCAGAACGTGACCGTTGCTGGTGGCGAACCACTGCCCCACACGGGGGCAACGGTTGTATCGGTGATACAGGGAATTAACGATGTGGCGGATCATGGACGCACCTCCACCGTAGTTACGTATTTAACCGGGCTACCTTTCATTGAGATGGTTTCACACATCTCTGCCGCTTTCAGTTCCGCTGTTTTTCTGGATTTATAGCGACGGTGCCAGACAGATACATCCGTGCGAACTGATACATCGTTTCTGTATTCCGTAGTGGAGATGATGATTTCGTAACTAATCATGGGCGAACCTCCTTGTCAGAACCATTCAGCCTGGAATCAACAAGTGCAGCGCCAAAAACAGCATCACCAACACGGTCGTACAGTTTGCTAGCCAGCGGAGATTCAACGGCCTTAAGCATTGGATAAAGCTGGCTTGTCCAGATTTGATGGATTTCACGCAAATGCAGGTATACGCCTCTGGCGTTTCGTGCGACAGCTGACATATCAGACGCATCGGCACCTGATAAACTCTTCTCCATCAGGTTAAAGGCGTTGATGTATGCCTCTTTGAACCGGGCTGCACGTTTGCCAGTAAAGCCCATAGCAAGGAACGCGAAGCCATCACGGGTGATTTGATAGCAAGGTAGTTTGCGGCCTGTGCAATCGGTGTAATCACTCACCGAAAAATTGCGGGCAGTGAATGATGCGGAGCATTCAAGCGTGCGGATCTTTTTCAGTACATCGTCATGACGCTTGGAGAAGAAGTTGGCAACAGCCAGGGATGAAGTAACAGCCTGACCATCAACGATGGCAATTTCAGGTTGAGTGAGGGTTGGGATCGTAGCCATGATGGCAGCCTCCGTTGACTGTGGAAAACTTCCACCACCGGAGCTGCGAAACTCACTGGTGGCAGACTGAACAGGGTTCGCAGTACCGGCGTCAACGGAAACCGGCGAGCCTTTCGGCTCCCCTGCCCAGCCCACCATAATTCTGGCGTGCGTGAGCGCGGACGATAAAAAAGACGCTGGCGCGTCATATATCGCCGTTGACAATTCCGGGCTGCGACCCCCGGCACCCGCTTTATAAGGTGCAGAGACAGTGTAACGTCCCGAAATTGCAGAATCAATATTTGGTCTTGAAATGATCATATAGCTGCTGATATCTTTAGAACTGTTCTTGGATGTTTCGGAGCCGTTTTATGCGAAACAGCTCCCCGTTATTGATGTTGAGTGAGCCGGGTTACTCCCGGCTTTTTTTCACCGCTGCCAACCAATAACCTGAAATAACCCCATTTTCGGGTGATACCAGCGAGTCCCTCGCGGTTCTGCTTCCTCCATAACCCGATAAAAAGCAGCCATAAACGGTTCCACAGCAACAATTGCGCGACGTGACAACAATCCGTCCGGCGTCATGAACTCATGGGTGTCTGTAGGAATCTGATAGGCGTTCACCAGATTGCGGCATTTATCATCTGACAAACCGGTTTTTGCTTTCAGTTGGCGATATCCGGCATAGCCCTCACGAATAGTGCCCTTTTTAATTTGCTCGACTGTTTCAGCAACGTGGCTGACTTTTTCTTCCACCTGAGTGATCCGTTTCTGTTGGCGAACGGCTTCAAGAGCCATCGCGGCAACCATTTCGATTTCGCTCATTGGCTTACGGATCTGTTCTTCCAGTTCGCGCCAGCGATCTACCAGGCGAGCAGTGAATTCAGGACAGAGCTGTGCGACGACAATGATGCTGTCGCGCTTACCTTGTTCTCCTTCAAACAGGTAATGCTCATATTGAACTTTAAAACCTAAGTTATTGATTCTTTCGGAAACCTCAATTTGAGGAGACCGGACAACGCCACCTTTGGCTAATGTTTCAATAGTGCGTTTCACATTGTCATGACGTTTACCCACCAGCTCTGCGATCTCAACGCTGGTCATGGATGCTTTGCCGTTAAAAATTGCGGTGTTCATTGTTGGTCTCCTGTGGGCTTGTCATCTTCTGTATTCGCTAGACTTGGGTGTGTATATGGAATGCTCGGATCCAGATGACAAAGAATGGCAACATCCTCCGGAACACCTCGCGTTTTCCACTTTCCAACACCTTGACTGCCACGAGGCCTTCCTTTCTTTGGGAACCTGCGACCAATAGCGGCATTGGTTTTAAATTGAATTTTTAATATTTCATAAAGGGTCATTCTTTAGTCTCACACCAGATACTTTGTTATCCAACGATGTTAACCACGGGAATCCAAAGTATCAAGAAATTCTGTTACTTTAGTATCAACAGCCATGAGAGGAGAAGAAAAATGAAGTCTTTAGGTGAACGTCTCATCAACGCACGGCAAAAAGCTGGGTTAACACAAGATGCGTTGGCTAAAAAAGCTGGGATCACCAGAGTTGCAATCAGTAAAGCCGAGCAAGGCCTTACAAAAAGTTTCAACGGTGACACCCTTTTTAAAGTTGCAGCTGCACTGCGGTGTTCACCGCAGTGGCTTCAGAACGGAGATGAAAAAGATAAGCATTGGGAAAATAATGTTAAGAGCTGCCCACAGAGAGACACAGCACACTCTTACCCTGTAATTAACTGGGTTCAGGCAGGATTATTCGCAACTTCTGGTGATGACTACAACATGTATGATCAGGATAATTGGAGGCATTCTGTAAAATACGCTGGTGAGAGGGGGTTCTGGCTGGAAGTGCACGGAGACTCAATGACTTCGCCCGTAGGAATAACATTTCCTGAAGGAATGTCGATCCTTGTCAACCCAGATAAAGAAGTTTTTTCAGGGTGTTACGTCATCGCCAGAAAAAAATCGACCAATGAAGCAACATTCAAAAAATATATTTCTGACATGGGAAAGGCGTTTCTAAAGCCCCTTAATCCACAATATCCAATCATAGAAATGGACAATGATTGCGAAATAGTAGGTGTTGTGGTTGATGCCAGGTGGGATATTTTCTGACCAGACACAAAACACAAAAAGAAACCAAAGTATCAAAAATCACTTGCCACACCTTGATACCTTAGTTACCATAAAACAAAGTTCGTAACTGAGGTATCATCTCATGATCAATAAAGCTACAACTCTTGACTGTCTCGAAGAACTGAAAAACCTCGGCAGCCTCATTACACTAATAGCAAAAGCAACACCTGATGCTACGCTCTCTAGCGATATAGAGTCATGCGCAGGACTGGCATGGGATATGACAAATAGCATATCCAGAAAGCTATCGTCAGCAATGCTTTTACAGAACAAAAATTCTGCAATCAACAACCGTCTTCGCACCCAACGCGAAGCCTGCGGCTTAACAACCGCCGAACTCGCCAGGCTGCTCGATCTCGATGAAGAAATTATCATCCAGTGGGAGAGCGGAGAGTATGAACCAACTATCAGTATGCTTATCCCACTGGCAAATATTCTTGGCTGCGATCCGATGTGGCTGTTAACTGGTGAGGTTACTCCTCCGGAGCAACCAAAAAGTGAGGAGCAGCAACACCATGACGCATCTCAACAAGTTTGCCCCTTATCTCGCGAAGCTCTTCTGCGGAAGAACCAATACCAATAGTGACATAATCGCCGCTTCGCCCTTCAAGGTACATGCGAACATTTTTATCAATCATTGCGGAAACAGTCTCAATATGAAAACACTTCTGAGACTCGCTATATAGCAGAACATATAAGTCAGCTGAGGAAGCCATGAAAAAGTTCGAAAACATAACTGTTCTCCATGTTGATGACTTTGATTATACAAACCCGGAACTTCTCCCGGAGGTTGTAAAGGCAATAGATGTTGCCGATATAGTGATTAGAGAAAAGAGAATTGTCAAAAACAGGCTCGCATGCACTTCAGGAGCAATGACAGAAACAACCTCACAGCAAGATAATTACGAAGGCATTTGTCTGGAGCCTGATTCATTTGCGGTAAATGTTTATCATTTATTGCATGCAACACAGGTATTACATATGTCCAGTAATCACGAAACGAAAACACTCGGCAGCGAAATTCTGAGTTTTGCATGTGAGTATACAAAAGCTGCTGCCGAAAAAGAATTAGCGCAATAACAACAAATATGCCCTGAACGTTTATTGCGGTTTTATCGCCGGGGATTGTTACAACCTTAATCCACAGGAGGCTTTATTGTGACTTTTATAAAGAATATGGCATCACACAAGACCGCCTGCCTTATTGCACAATACGGTGAAAATTACATGCATATTGCCTGCTTATTTCTGCGTAAAGCATACGGGAGATAATAATGCATCAGAAAACAGCAGAACACGAACAAACCAGAATATTGCTGACCATCAAAAACGGGAAAGTAATATTCATTCGCCATGTTCATGACGATGAACTTGTAGGAACTCTTTCAACATTCCTGTTTATTGCAGAAAGGGCAGGATATGACGTTATTGCACCAGCAGATGAAGATGAAGATGAGGAATAAATATCATGCAATACGATGAATTCCAGGCTGAAGCAACAGCCAATGGTATACGAACTGGCAGTATGACGATTGATTATCACGACGCCATACGTCGTCTGGATGCCGGAGAATTCGATACTCCTAATGTGCGAGGTTTACGTATCCTTCAGTGTCTGGCGCAAGCCGACGAAGCAGGATTACTGGGTAAACTTCCGGTTGAGATGAAGGTTGCTCAGTGGCGATGGTTGTATGTGACGACATTCATCAACGAAGAAGAAGACAAGAACGGCACAATTGATATCCTGAATGAACACGGAACAACTGAACACGCCGTGGTATATAACGGGATGTATGGGTTTATGACGATATATCCCGGCCCCATTCGATTTGCCTTACAACAGTATATTGAATGGAATTTAATTCAAAAATACGGCGAAGCTGAAGGAATGGGAAGAGCGCTGTTTCTTTATCAGAAAATGCTCACTACTTCCCCTGATAAAGGTTTCATTCTTTCAGATATGGGTCGAGAAGGGCTTGAAATCCTTCTGGATGAAATTATTAACGAAATGAATACTCATGGCATGCAATCCGAAACAGATATTAAGTAAAAGGGACCACATGACCGTTATCGAGTATATCCAGGAAAATCCAGATTGCAGTAGAGAAGATATATCCCTCGCACTTGGAAGAAGCGCAACTTCTATCAGTAATGAATTATCACGGTTATTGTGGAATGGGTTAATAGTACGAACTGGAGAAAAAAACAAAATGATTCTGTACTGCGTAAACAATCTGCCGTTTGGATACAGCAATCCCCTAAGTGTTATGTTCAACCAGTTACTTAAACAGGTAAGAAATGGCAACTGACTCACAACTAACCATAGAAACGGCCCTGAATGTCGGCCTGGCGCTCCTTGGTTATTTTTACATCGTGTTCTGCAGCGGACGGTGGCTGTCGCTGTTGTTCCTGAAAAAATGGAATAAACGCCGTAAGCAGGATGAACGCCAGAAGGCAATGAATGCGTTTTCCGAAGCCTTCGGAATTGACGGCATGGAACCAGGGGATCCAGCTCGCGCAATCAGCAGAGGGGGTGTAGTAATCCTTGTATATCGGAGTGAAGAGAAAAATGACGATCACAAAACAACGAGTAGAAAAAATCATATATCGCCATGAAATGGGACTGAACAGCGATGTCACTGCCGAAGAGGTTTATGACCTGGCTGTACTGGCGCTGAATTTATCAAATATCGCAAACCTGAAGCGATACGAGCTTGATATGGATGGTTGCGACTCGTGCGGTCAGGATTGTGGCGCAGATATGACTGAAGATCCTGATGGTGATTATGTCCTGTTTGATGACGTGGTTAAGTTGTTTGAATTTGATACAACCACTCAAAAGTTAGAAATCCCGGCAAAGGAGGCTGCCAGTGAGCAAGATTGACTATCAGGCACTGCGCGAGGCGGCGGAACAGGCAACGCAAGATGAATGGGTAGCATATATTTGCCGGGTCATAACGGCATTTATCCTGCGCGCACGTCTGAGGGTAGGCATTGCGGATACTTTATTGACTGGCCTGGCGTCTGTCAGGGGCGGGAGAGCATCAACATGAGCATCAGAACCTACGCAGTGAATTGCAATGACGCATGGCTAAACACCGAAGGTGATGACATCTCCGGCTCATACGTTAAGTACAAAGACCATCAGGAAGTGGTTGCCGCTCTTGAGGCCAAGTGCGCGGCGCTGGCAGCGGAGAATGCGGGAATAAAGTCTGCAATTCCAGAATCACGGGATATTGAGGATGACAATGACAATATGGATGACGTATCTCTCGCGGAAGACTTCGGGTTCAATCATGCAATAGAACGGATGAGGAGACAGATACCTGAAACGCCAACCACTGATGCTTTCCTGGCTGAAGTCCGGGCGCAGGGGGTGGACGCTGCTATAGAAGCTGCAAAAAATCTGGTGGCCCAAGAATATGAGTATAAGGATTTCAAAGCGGCGCAGAGTGATTGCTGTATGTACCCTGGTTCAGACCTGGTAGGGAAGGTTGAAATGACTGAGTGGTTAGTTGACTTTGCTGCCCAGCTTCGCAAAGGAGGCAACCAGTGAGCGAAATTAATTACCAGGCACTGCGTGAGGTGGCGGAACGTGCAATTCCAGCAATGGAACGCCTGTTAATGTTGCCAGCTGATGATGACTTGTTAAGTGAACAGGAACTTAAAGATTACGGTGTGGATATTGATGCGCTCAACGCCTTCAAATTTCTGACCGGACCAGAAACCGTGCTGGCACTGCTGGATGAACGGGAAAGAAACCTGCAATACATCAAAAGCCGCGATCAGGAGAACGAGGATATTGCGCTAACGGTAGGGAAGCTGCGCGTTGAGCTTGAAGCAGAAAAACAGCGGGCAAAAGTTCTATTTATGGAAAATGCTCGGCTTAAGTCAGGCATAGCCGGTCTGATACACCTCGGTATTCGATATGCAGATGTTGAGGTCATGAAAATTGCTGGAGATGCCCAGCTTTCTACCCCATGCACTGACAGCATCATAAACAGCATTGCAACAGGCATTCGCATCAAAGGAGAGTGATATGGCGTTAACACACCACGAACTCTGTCAGATTGCGTACAAGTTCCTTAAGCGCAACGGGTTCAAGGTTTGCTTTCATGACCGCTTTGTTGCTGTAACCAGTACCGGAGAACAGCCAGATGCTATGGGATTCAGAAATTCAGCATCATGCCTGATAGAGGCGAAGTGTTCTCGTGCTGACTTGTTGGCAGATAGAAAAAAGCGTTTCCGTAAAAATCCCTCACTTGGCATGGGCGACTGGCGATTCTTTATTAGTGAGCCGGAAATTATTTCAGTTGAGGATTTACCTCCCGGCTGGGGATTACTTCACGTTGTTAACGGAAGAGTACGGAAAGTACATGGATGGCCCAGGGGTAATTGCTGTTGGGGTAATCCTGACGATAAGCCATTTACTGGGAATAAGCAGGTTGAATGCGATTACATGTTATCTGCATTAAGGCGCATGGAGTTGAGAGGGCACCTTAATGAAATATATGACGGTGTGATTGTTAATAAGAAAGAAGGAAACGCGGCATGATCACTATTACCAAAGGGCGACTGCTGACAATCAAGCAGTGGCGCGAAACATACGGACCGGGTAGCAACGTTGTACTGCCAGCAGAAGAAGCGGAAGAACTGGCACGAATTGCACTGGTATCGCTGGAAGCAGAGCCGGTTGTGTTCTGGTTTGAAAAATATCAAGAAGGGGCTACGGCATGACGACTTTTACCAGAGAGCAGTTAATAGCTCACGCAGAGGAGACTATTGAAGCACAGAGACTGTGCATACCGGGTACAATCGACCATGACATCATCCGCACATATAAGATGGATATTGCTGTTCTGGAAATCGCACTGGTATCGCTGGCAGCAGAGCCAGCCGGTAAATTGCATGAATACAAACCAGTGGGATATCAGCGTCTGGTCGATGAGTTAACCATGCTGGTAAAGCAGTTAACCTGGCAACTGAGGAAAGCGAAGCCAGACTGCAAATTACCGGATAAGGCGATGAGTTATCTGGAGCGGAACGGACTGATAAGCGTGGAGGATATTTTACGATGACCTGGCCTGAAGCATTAACAACGGTAGGAATTGCGATGGCGGTGACGCTGATGGTGTATTCGATTTGCCGCTGGGGATAACCACATGTTCGCTTTGATTCAACGCGGTCAGATATACACGGACAGAGCCGGATACCCCGTGGTGATTACTCGCATCACTGAGCACTCAGTGTTCTTTCGACGGATGGACGGACGATCCGGGCGGGTACGCATTGGTGAGTTAAACTGCCTGTTCGAACATATTGACCACCAGGAGTACCGCAAAATTCTCGCGGACACTGAGCAGGAAAAGCACCTGAAAAAATTACGAGCCATAAAAAGGAAGTAAAGAATGAATAAAGCATTTGAACGATGGGTCCACCAGCGTTACGGCAATCGCTATGACCTGACGCGAGATGTTGACGGCTTCTACTGTCGTGAAGTTGTGAAGCGAATGTTTGAAGTGTGGTGCCACTGCCGTGGGCTGAGTGTTGTGTGAGGTAATACATGGGCAATGTGATTCAACTGGCTCCCAATGAATGGGTTTGTGAAAGCGTTCTTATCGCAATTACCGGGCTCAAACCAGGCACAATTCTTCGGGCCCGGAAAGAATGCTGGATGGTTGGAAGAGAGTATATTCACGTATCACCAGACGGTAATCCAAAGCCTTCCAGTGAATGTATGTATAACAGAAAAGCAATAGATGCCTGGGTCGCCTCAATGAAAAACAAACAACCCAGGTGATTTAATATCATGAAATATGTAAGCTCGTATCGCTCTTGGGCGTCTGGAGGTATCGATGGATAAAGTCAAATATCCAACAGGCGTCGAAAACCACGGCGGCACATTACGCATCTGGTTTAATTTTAAAGGTAAACGTGTCAGGGAAAATCTTGGTGTCCCTGACACTGCCAAGAACAGGAAGATCGCCGGGGAACTGCGGACATCAGTATGTTTTGCCATCCGCACAGGAAGCTTTGATTATGCTGCACAGTTCCCTGACTCCCCCAACCTTCAGGCTTTTGGGGTAAGTAAAAAAGAAATTACGGTGAAGGAACTTGAAGAAAAGTGGCTGGATCTGAAACGAATGGAAATCTCTGCAAATGCATTCAATCGCTATGAATCCGTTGCAAGAACGATGGTTCCGAAAATTGGAGGCAGTAGACTGGTGTCATCGGTAACCAAAGAGGAATTGCTGTATATCAGGAAAGATTTGCTTACCGGGTATCAGAATTCAACGAAAAACAAAGCAGCAGCAAAAGGACGGAGCGTCGTTACTGTAAATTATTACATGACGACAATCGCTGGAATGTTTCAGTTTGCTGCAGATCACGGTTACTTAGAAGCAAATCCCTTCCAGGGAATTAAGCCTCTTAAAAGAGCCAGGGCAGAGCCAGATCCGCTAACTCGTGACGAATTTATTCGCCTGATAGATGCTTGCCGACATCAGCAGACGAAAAACCTGTGGTCATTGGCTGTGTACACAGGAATGCGTCACGGTGAACTGGTCTCCCTGGCCTGGGAAGATATCGATCTGAAGGCAGGAACAATTACCATCAGGCGCAATTATACGAAACTTGGTGAGTTCACTCTACCGAAAACTGAAGCAAGCACAAACAGGGTTGTGCACCTTATCCAGCCCGCTATCAGTGTCCTGAAAAATCAGGCTGAAATGACAAGACTGGGTAAGCAGTACAACATCAAGGTGCAACTACGTGAATATGGACGTTCAGTGAACCATGAATGTACTTTCGTGTTTAACCCTCAAGTGGTTAGAAAAAGCGAACAGGTAGGTTTTGTCTACAAAGTCGATTCTGTAGGTGACTCATGGGAAACAGCCATTAAGCGTGCAGGGATCAGGCATCGAAAGGCATACCAGTCACGACACACTTATGCGTGCTGGTCATTATCTGCCGGAGCAAACCCAAGCTTCATTGCCAGCCAGATGGGCCATGCAAGTGCCCAGATGGTATTCAATGTATACGGAGCATGGATGACTGACAGCAATGCAGAACAGATCGCAATGCTGAATCAGAAGCTGACAGATTATGTCCCAATGATGCCCCATAGTCACCAAAGTGACACCAGAGGCTTATTAAAATCAGTAAGTTAA